AACGTGATGCAGATGATGACAATGAAATTGGTCTGTTGTTTGCAGAAGACCTGGGCATTGACTTTAATGAAGGTGTTAAAGTTAAAGAAACTGCATTAAATCTTTTACGTAGATATGCTGGTATTCAAGAAGCCGCACCAGTCAATTATGATAAAGTATTGGATGCTATTGCCGCTTTACATGGCGATGATATGTGGAACAACGATGCAATGCAAGATCTAGCCAACGATTTAGAACAACAAAATCCAACAGATCAAGAATTAGATTCCATTATTGCCACAGGTAAATTACCACAACGTTTGGCTAATACACAATTTACAAACAACGACAGCGTTAAGTTTGGCGAAGCACTTAACACCAGCAAGTTAGCAGACACCATGGGTGTAGATGTACAGCAGTTACGCATGGCTGTTAGTCGCGCCAGTACTGGCAAACAAACACGCAGTGATATAATGTTATTATCAGATACCTTTGTCAAACTATTAAACAATCCAGATGACACAGTTATTCAAACTGTTGCCAACTTAATTAAGTCTGGTAATACTGCACCAGCCCCAGACAATAATATGGCTAATATGAAACAAGAAGGCAATGAATTTAGTGGCGCATTAAAAGCAGCCAAAGATGCCGGAGCAGAAGAATTTGAAGTTGACGGCAAAAAATATAAAGTAAACGAATGCAGTGACATGAGTCCAATGACATCAGTGCCCAACGGTGAATCACACATGGGTATTCCAGCTCAAGTTATGGCACAAATGGCTGCCCCTGAACAAAGTCCAGAAATGACAGAACCAGAAGCACCTCACATGGAAGTTCCAATGCCGGCAGAAGCACCAAAATACACATTGAACATCACTAACGGTGATAACAATTTAAGTATGACTACTGACATGCCTGATGAGATTATTCACATCATGAAACTTGCCGGTGTTAACAAAGGTGCTGAAGTAACTAAAAAAGAAACTCCTGCACCGGGCGAAGAAGGTGAACAAGAAGTAGAAGAGTCAGGTTATGAAAATACTCCTGACAATACTAAGGCTCGTGACCCGCAAGCTCATGGTGACATCCGCGACTGGGGTCAAAAAGGTACAGCCAATGCCGGTACGCATTATACGCCAGCACAATCAGGTGACAACCCAATGAACGAACAACGTATGTTCCAGGACTACAAAAACTTTAAAGCAGGCAAATGAGCGGGCAAGCAGTTTTAGTAAAACAGCCATACAAAAAAGAAAATTATACAGAGAATCAGATAGCGGAGATTGTAAAATCCGCTACTGATCCTATATACTTCATTGGTGAATATATGTGGATACAACATCCCACAAAAGGTCGTGTCAAGTTTGAACTCTACGACTATCAAATAGAACTAATCAACGCTTATCAAAATCACAAATATAGTATCAACATGCTTGGGCGACAAATGGGCAAGTCAACTTGTGCCGCTGGTTACTTGTTATGGTACGCTATGTTTGTGCCAGATTCAACAATTCTAATTGCCGCACACAAATACACAGGCTCGCAGGAGATCATGCAACGTGTGCGTTTTATGTATGAAAGTTTACCTGAATGGATTAAAGCAGGCGCAGTAAGCTATAACAAAGGTAGCATCGACTTTGACAACGGCAGTCGTATTGTCAGTGCTACAACAACAGAAAATACTGGTCGTGGTATGAGTATTACACTAGTATACTTAGACGAGTTTGCTTTTGTTCCACCACGTATTGCCAAAGAGTTTTGGACTTCTTTGAGTCCGACGCTGTCAACGGGCGGTAAGTGTATTATTACAAGTACACCCAATCAAGACAATGACCAATTTGCACAAATTTGGAATGATGCAATTAAAAAGTTTGACGAGTTTGGCAATGAACGTGAGGTGGGTAAAAACGGATTTAAAAGCATCAAATACATTTGGAGTGATCATCCAGACAGAGATGAAGCTTGGTCAGATCATGAACGCAGTAAAATTGGCAGCGAACGTTTTATGCGTGAACATGAATGTTTGTTCATTACAGCAGATGAAACATTAATCAGTAGCATAGTGTTAACAAACTTACAAGGTGAAGATCCTTATGAACGAGTCGGACAACTTAGAGTTTATACTCCCATAGACAAAGATAAGATATATGTAGCCGCATGGGATCCTAGTTTGGGTACAGGCGGTGACGCGGCCGCTATTGAGATTTTTAGTTTACCTGACTTGGTACAGGTAGCGGAATGGCAACATAACAAAACAGACATACGTGGACAGCTTAGAAACTTTGTAGCCATAATGGATTGGTTACGTGAAAAAGGCGTGAATAATGATAATATATATTGGAGTGTAGAAAATAATACACTGGGTGAAGCCGCTTTAGTTGCGATTCAAGAATATGGTGAAGAACGCATTGCTGGACACTTCATCAGTGAAGTCGGAGCCAAACGTCGTGGCTTTAACACTACAAATAAAAGTAAGTTAGCGGCCTGCACCAAACTCAAATACTATATCGAAAGCAATAAAATGCATCCAAAGAGTAAGAGTCTAGTTCAAGAACTAAAAACGTTTGTTGCTCACGGCGCTAGTTTTGCTGCCAAAGAGGGCGAAACAGATGACTTGGTCATGGGTACAATACTAGCAGTTAGACTAATTGAGTATGTTATGAAGTATGATGAAGCAACGTATAACACCTTAGTTGAACGTAGCGGCAGCGATTACTTACAGCCTATGCCAATCGGAATAATTTAATTAAAATAGTTAATAATATCGGAGATATTTATAAATATTTTTATGCTAGAATTTACACACAAAAATCATTACAAGTTTGGTTGGGGAAGTGGAACATATAATTTCCACGAAAAAGATACCGGTCCGTACTGGACAACATATGGACCAGCAGAATATAAACCCGGGCCAAATGCTTTTAAAACTGAATGTTTACGTGCCGCAAAACTTTTGGCAGAGTCTGCCAAGAAACCATTAGCAGTTATGTATTCCGGAGGATTGGACAGCGAAATTGCATTACGATGTTTACTTGAAGTTGGTGCAGATGTTACATGTATTGTAAGCAAATACAACTACAGGGGAATTAATCATATCAATTCATATGATACTGATTATGCTTTTAATTTTATTAAAAAGAATGGATTAAAAGTTATAGAAGTAGAAATTGATATAGTAGATTTTTTAACTTACAAATATCCAATACTTGCTGATAAATTTAAATGTAACAGTCATACTTGGTTATTACATACTCATGTTTTAAGTATGTTTCCTGATTATCATGTTGTATGCGGCGGCGGCGACATACAATTAAATAGATATGCATATACTAATCAATCAACTGGATTGTCAGTTAATCCTGTTATAGATCCTCGACAGATAAAACATACTAAAATGGGATTATTTGTTGATGAAAAAAGTCACATTGTGGCTGCATATGAAAGTGCTCAAGAGCTAGGAACAAATTGCAGTCTTCGATTTTTTAGACATACTGCTGAATTGATGCTGGCTTGGTTACAGGATTCATCCGTAACTCATTTTATTAAAAATGAAAAAGCATTGTCTTGTTATGTTTTTCGTAGCATAAGTCAAATGCATTTCTTACATTTAAAACCGTGGGTGTTTCATAAATATTGGCCAGACTTAGAACCAAGAGTAAAGTATCATGGATTTGAACTAATACCAACATGGTTAGGCATACCTATTACTGATAAACCTGAATATGCAGATGCGATAGCCGTTATGGATGATGTTGCTTCTAAGTATAGTAGTCAGCATTGTTTGATCGACGTTAGTGATTTATATCAACAATTATTGCCAAAATGAATGAATATTATACGTATTTAAGATGTTGATATGTCGGCAGTGATTATCTACAATCCATGCCAATCGGAATAATTTAATTGAAATAGGTAAATAAGTGTATGGCTATAGATTATAACTCAGTTGCGGATAGAATATTTGATCAACTCAAAGGCTTTGGGCATGACATTGTCATCTTTGATGATAACGGTCGACAAACAGCTAATGCAACTAAAGGACGTAGTTTTTACAGTAAAGATCAAAAGTTTACAGTAGAATTAGATGAAGATGATAATTCTATCAAAGTCAAATACGGTACAAGTACTGATATGCCTAAGATTAAACAGTTAATAGATACAATTGGTGCTGTAGCAAAGAAATACCCTCCATTGGGATTAGATAGATTGCCTTATACAGGTAAAGAAATAGAATTAAAGGATGTAGAAAACATGGCAAAAGTCCAAGAGAGTTTAAGCCCAACAATGGGTTCAACTAAAACAAGTTACCAACAAACCGAAGGTGCTAAACTAATCATTAGACATAACACCGCTGTCAACGAAGAAGTTCGTGGCAGTCGTAGCCGTAACATCAGCGCATTGTTTATTGAGAATGCACAAGGTGAACGTTTTAAATATCCGCACAACCATTTAACTGGTGCTCGCATTATGACTCAGCACGTTGCTGAAGGTGGCACACCCTACGATGAAGTTGGACAAAAGATTATTGGACTAAGTGAAGAACGCACTCAACTTTCACAGGTATCAAAGTACATTAGAAGCCAAGGTCTGCAAGAACAGGCTGGCGATGTACAATTTGCCGTTACTCAACGTCTCAGCGAAATTAAAGGCCTATTAGGAAGATACAATCCTACTAGATTTATGGAAGATAAATCACAGGCCGACGAAACAAATCTGGAAGCACTACAAGAAAAACTAACTAAAAACGTCTTTGACGAAAGCATTGGCACACTATTACCAAAACTAAATGGCTATGTAAAACAATATCAACAACAAATGGAAGCTCGACAAGAACTAGAAACTTTAAAAACTCAAATAGAAGAATCAACATCAATCCAAGTTAGTGCTATGCCAGATTTAGAATTTATGAGTATGATGGTCTACGAAAGTCCGACCGTCAATACCACACAATTAATTAACACAATTTTACCAGTACTAGAAGACGAAGCAGTTAAAACGAGTTTAACTCGCATAGCTGAATATGTCCGTGAAGGCAAATTGGATGCCATGGAAGTTGAAAACTTAACTCGTAGCATTATTGGTAAAAGCGCAGTTAAAGAATCCAATTACAAAATTGTACACCAATTAAATACAGTGGATCAAGTATTCGAATCTGTTATGAAGCGTTTCGAACTAAAAGAAATACTGAAATAAGAATATAAATATTTTTAACAGCAATTTAACCAAAAGGAAGAATTGCTGTTGACATAGCACTCGAGAGAGTGTTATAATTGTTCACAAGATGAGAGTATCTTGTGTTCCAGGCAACAAACTTTTTTAAACCCTGGCATTTTTAATAAGGAAACATTATGGCAACATCACTAGCAGAAATCCGCGCTCGCTTACTAGAGCAAGACACACGTCAAAGCGGTAACAACAATCGCCAACAAGGCGATAACGCAATCTTCCCGTTCTGGAACATTCCAGAAAATTCAACTACAGTACTACGCTTTCTCCCAGATGGAGATGAGACAAATACTTTCCCATGGAGAGAACGTCAAATGATCCGACTAGAGTTCGCAGGAGTTCTAGGTGGAGATGAAAGCAAGAAAGTTATTGTAACTGTTCCTTGCATGGAAATGTGGAAAGAAACTTGTCCGATCCACGCAGAGATTCGTCCTTGGTTCAAGGATAAATCTTTAGAAGATCTAGGTCGTAAGTATTGGAAAAAGAAGTCTTATATTTTTCAAGGCTTTGTAGTAGATACAAAACTACAAGAAGATACTACTCCTGAAAATTCAGTGCGTCGTTTCATTGTAAACCCAAGTATCTTTAACATTGTTAAAGGTGCGCTAATGGATCCAGAAATGGATAATCTGTTTACAGACTATGAGAACGGCACAGACTTCCGTTTAACAAAAACAACTAAGGGTCAATATGCAGACTATTCTACAAGTAGCTTTGCCCGTAAAGAGCGTGGCCTAAATGAAGTAGAGTTGCAGGCTATTGCAGATCATAACTTGTTCAACTTAAATGACTTTATGCCTAAGAAGCCAACTAAAGAAGAAGTTGACGTCATTTATGACATGTTCAAAGCCAGTGTTGATGGCGAATTGTATGATCCCAAGCGTTGGGGACAACATTTTAAACCTGCAGGTGTAAACCTTGGCAACTTAGTGCCAGCAAGTGTAGGATCAGATGTTGATGCCGCAGAAGCAAGTTTCAAAGCACCTGCCCCGGCAGCTCGTCCTACAGTAGCGGCTCCTAAGCCTACAGTAGTTGAAGATGAAGATGATGCACCTTTTGAAACAGCTGATACAACAGCCGCTCCAGAAGGCAAAAAGAATGTCAATGACATTCTTGCAATGATCCGTAATCGTCAACAGAAGTAAAGACAAGGGCCTCGGCCCTTGTTTAGTCAATGCTTAAAAAGCGTTTATTAACTAATAAAAATATGACACTACCAGACGAAAGATATCGTGCTGTATTATCTGCCAGAGAATTACTAGTTGAAATGGCAAACTCTGGTGGTAGATGGAAGCGCATACCAAAAGAACTACGACTATATTGTATTCACGCATTGCGCCATTATCCTACTCAGTATGATATGCAGGCCGCGGCAACACGAGCACCTGAGGTGTTCCAAGAAAAAATGAATCCATTAGTTAGAATTCTAACAATGTATGACAATGAACAAAAGGAAAATGAAATGAAAAATATACCAAATGTAACTTTTGCCTTTAGACAAGGCGATGAAGAACCTGAACAAGGTGGCTGTCCAATCGGCGGCGAGTTTGTTTTTAAAACAAGCAATGATTTATTTGCCAACAAGCGAGTAATAGTGTTTAGCTTGCCAGGAGCATTTACACCAACGTGCAGTACATATCAACTGCCAGGCTTTGAAGGTCAATTCAATGATTTCAAAGCACAGGGCATTGATGAAATTTATTGTGTCAGTGTTAACGATGCGTTTGTTATGAACGAATGGAGCCGTGCTCTTAAAATTAAAAATGTTAAAGTTATCCCAGATGGCGCTGGCGCTTTTACAGAAGGCATGGGCATGACAGTTGACATGAGTGCAATTGGTTTTGGTAAACGCAGTCGTCGTTATGCCGCAGTCATTGACAACGGCAACGTGGAACAAATGTTTGTAGAACCAGAATCAAGTGCCAGCGATCCTGACCCATATGGCGTTTCAAGTCCAGAAAATGTTATGAAACACTTACAGCCACAGACTGCTCTAGATGACCTGCTACGTTTCAATAGCAATCACGGTTGATAGGAGGATAATATGACTAAACCATTTGACGTAAGTAAATTTAGAAAAGAAATCACTAAGAGCATTGAAGGCCTTAGCATTGGTTTTAACGATCCCACAGACTGGATCAGCACAGGTAACTATACACTTAACTATTTGATTAGTGGCGACTTTTTCAAAGGCGTGCCCATGGGCAAGGTTACTGTATTTGCCGGTGAGTCTGGCGCAGGTAAAAGTTATATCTGCTCAGGCAATCTAGTGCGTCACGCACAAGAGCAAGGTATCTATGTTGTGCTCATTGACAGTGAAAACGCATTGGATGAAGCATGGCTTCACGCACTTGGCGTAGATACTGGCGAAGATAAGTTATTGAAATTGAACATGGCTATGATTGATGATGTGGCTATGACTATTACCAAATTTGTTGCAGACTATAAAACATTACCAGAAGATGCTCGACCAAAAGTATTGTTTGTTATTGACAGCTTAGGTATGTTGCTAACACCTACAGACGTTAATCAGTTCCAAGCAGGTGACATGAAAGGTGACATGGGCCGTAAGCCCAAAGCACTAACATCATTGGTTCGTAATACAGTTAATATGTTTGGTAATTTAAACATTGGTATGGTATGTACTAATCACACATACGCAAGTCAGGATATGTTTGATCCTGATGATAAAATCAGTGGCGGCCAAGGTTTTATCTATGCCAGCTCTATTGTTGTTGCTATGCGTAAACTAAAACTAAAAGAAGATGAAGATGGCAACAAGACAGGTGCTCAAGTAATGGGCATTCGTGCTAGTTGTAAGATTATGAAAACACGTTATTCAAAGCCATTTGAATCAGTTCATGTTAAGATTCCGTATGCAACAGGTATGAGTCCTTACAGTGGATTGTTTGATATGCTGGAAGAAAAAGGCAGTTTGAAGCGTGAAGGCAATAGTTATAGTTATGTAACTAAAGAAGGCGAAATCCTTAAGGCCATGCGTAAAGGCTGGAACAATGAAATGTTGGACAAAGCAATGGCAGATATCATGCTTAGAGATTTGACTGCTGGAGTAAATACATCAGAAACAATACCCTTGGAGGAGAATGAAGATGCTGTATGACGAACAAGTTAGTTTGATTGTAGATGTTTGGGCAACGGTTAAAACTTATATTGATAAGAAAGAACGCTATGATGCCGCCAGCGCATTACTACGTAGTTTAGAAAATCACTATGAAATGGATAGTGTTGCAGAAGAACTGCTTGGCAATGACGCCACATTGGATGCTGTAATTAAAGATTTGTATACTGCCAACGACATTGTAGATGACGAAGACAACTACGAAGAAGATAATTACGATTCTGACTACGACGACGAATGAGCTCTTGGTATAGACGTGTTACTGGCAACTTAGGCGAGTTGCCAGGCTCAATAGCCTACTATGAATCTGAGTTACAAGATGCTAGAATAGAAACTAGTATCAAAGGTAACTTAGAATCTAACTCTAGACTTATGCCTGGAATAGTGGAACACAGATTTAACCAATTGCAAGAAGTTGAAGCTATACTTGAATTCCTAAATATTCAACTTAGAAAAAAACGCAGTGAGATGTTTAGGAAGTATACTGAGAATTATAATAGAACTCTTAGTGATAGAAGCGCAGACAAATATGTTGATGGTGATGATGAAGTAATTGAATGGCAAATTCTTGTAAATGAGTTTGCTATGATTCGTAACAAGTACCTTGGCATCATGAAAGCCATTGACACCAAGCAATGGCAGATTACTAACATTGTCAAACTCCGTGTAGCAGGTATGGACGATACAACTTTGGGTTAATTGACACAAAATCCTTTTTGCAGTATAATACACTATCAACAGTAAAAAGGAGTTCAAAATGGAACTAGCAATCGGAACTAAACTTGTATATACAAGTGCCGCAGGTACCCGTAATGCAGAAGTGGTTAATATCAAAATTACTCCTACAGCAAAGCCTGGATTTCTTAATACTTTTGTTACACTTTTTGTACCGGCACAAAATGGTGCTAAATTTGACACGCATACTACAATTTGCGCTGATAATGCCAGCTTAAAAATGTTCAAAGTAGCAGTAGTTTAATTGACACAAATTGGTTTTGGCAGTATAATATATACATACAGACACAAAAGGAGTTTACTATGTTAGAAAGCACTAATATTTGGGGTATTAAGCCTTTGCCTTTGGCAGAAGCAGTGGCCCGTGTAGAAGCAGGTCGTAAACTTTACAATAAAAATAGTTGTGAACCTAGAGTAGACTTCCGTGGCATGATAGAGATCATGGAAGAAAGCCTGCCGGAATGCGGCACAGAACAAGACGCCGCTTGTCTTAATGCTTTGGGCAAAGACTACCAAAAGGCACTAAAACAATTCCAAAAAGATTACCTTGCAAATTTGGCAAAAACAGCGGATCCTAAATTGGTCAAGGCTATTGTAGAAGATCCGTATGCGTTTGAAGAATAATTGACACAAATTGGTTTCAGTGCTATAATACATTTTAGATTAACAAAACAGGAGTTTGTAAATGGCTAATGTAACTATTTTTGCAGGCGAGTATCGCGGCACTAAAGTTCGCAATGAGACATTCCGTTTAATGTCGGATGTTAAGACGGGTGCAAAAGGTCTGTATGTAACAGTACAAGACAGTGGTGCTCTTGGCTACAAAGGCAAGAGTGTTAAGGTTAAAATTAAAAGCATGGAGGATATCACAGTGAGTGGTCAAACTATTGCTGACATGACAGATAGTCAGCGCAACAAAGCAAATAAAGACGTCAATGTCTTTTCTTTAGTAACTACTAAAGAGCCAGAAGTGTACACGGAAACAGATGAGCAGGCAATTGAGCGCATCCGTGAACGCTTTGACATCCTAGACCAAATGGCAGAAGGCACCACAACAGGTGCAGTTCGTGCTATGATTGTCAGCGGCCCTCCAGGTGTAGGTAAGAGCTACGGTGTTGAGAAGGTGCTAGAGCAAGCAAGTTTGTTTGACAAAATGGCAGACCGTAAGAACCGTTTTGAAGTTGTTAAAGGTGCAATGTCTGCACTAGGACTGTATGCAAAACTTTACAAGTTCTCAGACGAAGGTAACGTGTTAGTGTTTGACGACTGTGACAGCATCTTGCTTGACGACTTGTCACTAAACATTTTGAAAGCCGCATTAGACAGTTCTAAGAAACGTTATATTTCTTGGAACACCGACAGTAATATGTTGGGACGTGAAGGCATTCCGGATCGTTTTGAATTTAAAGGTAGTGTGATTTTTATTACTAACATTAAGTTTGAGCACGTTCGCAGTAAGAAAT